CTAATGGCAACTCGTAAAAGTGATGATTTTGTCTACAGATCAATCTACAACAATGAAGACAACTCACGTTGGGGTCCTAGCTTGGAAGCATTACACCTTGCTCTAGTCCTGGGTACAGTATTGTCAGATATACCTAATTGTCGTGAAAATCTCATTCTGATCAGTCTCAAAATGCAGAACAAAACAATCGAAATTCCAAGAATAATTTACGAGAAATGGTCTAAAGATTACGTGATCGAAGACGACGACGTCCTGAAAGAATATGTTCTGCGATTCAAGACAAACGGCGAGATTGTGGCCAAAATAAGTCACGGAATGATGCAAGGCATATTAAACGAAGCTTCATCCACTCTCGCTGTTGCTAGAGTCAGATTCACAAAAGCAGTTCTAAAAAAACTTTACGGGAAAAGATTTTGGATCAAATCACTTTGCGGATCCGACGATAAATTTGATGCCGTTTCCATTAAAATAAGGAAAACAGAAGATGAGCGATTAGAATTCAACAAATACACACGTATTTTCTCAATAGTAAATCGTCTTACAGGGAGATTATTCAACATCTGGAGATCAGCAGAAAAATCCGTGCTCTCAAGATGGGTAGCAGAAGTTAATTCGAATTTCATATACGATGGCTCTACAGTTTCCAGATCCTACACAGACGTCAACAGTTTAGCTGCAGTTGGGAAAGCAATGTCTTATCAAAGCGATGTGTGCGAAGCAGTTTCAGCACACAGCGGGTTGGCTAGAGAAGGTTATTCAAATGTGCTATTGATATTTTTCCAACTCACAGCGAGAAGATTTATAGATGACATGTATCAGACCGGTCATAATGGATCGAATTCTCTCAAATCTCTCGGGGTAGATCGCCAGTTCTTGCCACTGGAGTGTGGAGGTTATCCTATTCTGACAAATGTCGAGTTCTTGTCTGGACCAATGGAAGCACACTACTTCAAAATATACCGATTCGGCAATGCCTTAGAAAAAAATGCTCTGGTAAGCATATCATGTCCAGATGATCTCTCAAAATACCAGGTTTTCACAGACACAGATTACGATGCAGATTTACCCGGACTCTCCAGAGTAGGGATAAGTTTTTCGATAAGAATGATATCAAAGATCGACAAGATTAGACAGCATTTGACAGATAAAGGATATTCGAAAGAAAAGGTTGGAGAAGAATTGGACAGAAACATATATTTACCATTTGTCTCTCCTGTCGATCCGCACCTTCTTTGCACCAAAATTGCCTCCAAAGTCTATTCCTTTTCATCGCAACTTTCCATGTCGTACACTTCAGATTTCAGCAATTTGGTTCGAATGGCTAAGAACGCATCTTCTAAATGTTG